AAATAACTTTTCAATTCAAATCGTCACGCCCCAAAAAGACACATAACTATGCGATTATCAAAGATTTCAAAGAACGATGTTTAATTTAAAGTGCCCACTAGTGCGTTTATTACTTAAATGATTTAAGTAAACCCTTAAGTAAACTCTTAAGTAATGACTTAAGTAAACCTTTAAGTAAAAAGGCTAACATTAATATAAGACTTAAGAGTAAAGATAATAATAACTCTAGCGAGTTATTTAAGCCCGAGCAGGAAAAACCTAAAAAGAAGCCTTCAAAACCAAAAACCGAATTTATAGCCCCTACCCTGGAACAGGTGAAAGATTACTTCCGTGACAAGCTCCCGGACTGGGAGCAGCAGGCAGAGATATTCTTCTACCACTTCGATGCGCTAAGCTGGAAAAACACCAACGGGGCTAAAATTGAACGATGGGACAGCCGGGCTAACCTTTGGATAATCGAAAAAAGACTTCAAAATGGAAACAAGCCTACAAAAACAGATCACTGTGATAATGTCTCCAGGACAGATACCTCAATCCAGGAAAAAGCCGGAGACACTGACACCGCTCCAGCAGACCTTGAGAAATGGATCAACAGCCTCCCAATTGGTTGACGACTGGTCCGGCACGCAAGCCCAGCTGAATTGTAACCTGACATTAGCACAAGCAATCAGGATTGAGGGTATTCCCACCCTTGCGGACATCAATGTTGTCTTCGGCAACGCCACATCAGTCAGGATTATCACAGAGCACCTGCAATCAATCCTCCGATACGCAGGCATTGATATCGCACCTCAACAACTTGCCGAAACGGCGCTAAGCATATTGGCCAGCTATTATTTTCTCAATCTGGCCGAGCTTTGCATATTCTTCACACAGCTTAAAAACGGAAGCCGTGGACAGTTCGTCTGGGGAAACAGGATAAACAACCAGTCCATTATGGTAGCCCTATCGGACTTTTGCAGGGATAGAAGAGACGAGCACGTCAAACTGTCCAATGAAACCGCCATGAAACAATCCCAAAAAGGTTTCACCCGGATAGAAGATGCAGCGTGCGCCATGATTGAGGGAGTAAAAAACATTCAGGAACTCAAAAAAAAGGCTAAAAACGATTTCAGCGCCTTCACAGAACTTTTTCCTAACGTTCCAAACAACCATACTGCCTACACCTATTGGAAGGCATACGGGGGAAATGAGGATGCAATACGGGCTATATACGGAGATAATGCACCACCTCCCAATATAGCAAGCGACGATATAGGAAAATTCTTATGCGAGTATAACATCAGAATCAATCACAAATAAATATTATCAACCACTTCAAAATTAAGTAACCATGGCAAGTAATGAAAGTTTCAAACAGGCAATCAAAGCCTATCTGGACAAACGGGCGGAAGAAGATTCACTGTTCGCCCCCAAATATGCGAATGAGAAGAAAAGCATTGATGAATGCTGTAGTTATATCATGGGTGAAGCCAGGAAGCGTGGTAACGCCGTAGCGATTTCAGACGAGGAGGTCTACGGGATGGCAGTGCACTACTATGATGAGGACGATATCAAAATAAACCGGCTGCCTGCCGGAGAGAAAACGTCCGTATCATCCTCCGCCAAACCTGTGGAACTCACCGAAGAAGATAAGAAAGCGGCACGTGACAAAGCAATCGCACGGCTGGCGGAAGAACAATACCAGACACTCAGGAAGAAAAACGTCCGAAAGAAAGCGGATGATAATGTCCAACAAATGAGCCTGTTCTAATCATGAAACCGAGAACGAAACTTGAGAAACGTGTAACCGAACTAAGCGGCAAACTGTCCGCCGTTACCGAAGTACAAAAAGAATGGGCGAAAGAACATATATTCACCCACGAAGCATATAGGTGCAAGGATGAGCTATGGTGTTCCGAGTGCGGCGGAACATGGATAGACACAAGCAATAGCGAGCTGGGAACCACCCTGCTCGGTGATACGACCGAATGCCCATACTGCCACCACAAACTGGACGCAAAGGTCAGCCGGAAACGAAAAGTCGAGGAAGAAAAGTATATGTCCATCTTACAGACCGCCGGAGAGTTCCAAATCATAAGACATATACTATGCTGCAAGTACGTCAGAAAAAGGAATTTTGATTTGAACAGCAGACAGGATTATATTCACTATACTTTCTTTGAAGTGGTTCAGGAATGGATCACCGTCGAGGGGAAACGCACCATCATGGCAAAACCGATGAATATGGGAAGCAGCGGATGGATATATTCGGAACCACTGAGCATAAAGGGTGAATACGGCAGTTACAGCTGGAATTATCGTGGAGACCTATATGCGATATGGGGATGGATATATCCAAGAAAGAAACTGATCTCGGAATTGAGAAAGCGGGGAATCGGGAAACGGTTCCCCGATGTACCCCCCTCAAAACTTGTACGAGACCTTCTGAAAGGTGGCAATGATGCGGAATTATGTATCAAGACCGGACAGACGGATATGTTAAAGCACATGTACAAAACGGGCTATTACCAACTCCGATATAAACCGTCCTTCAACATCTGCAACCGCAACCGTTATATAATCAGAGATGCAAGCATGTGGAATGACTATATAAGCCTGCTGTCCTATTTCCACAAGGATCTGCATAACGCCAAATACGTATGTCCCAAAAATTTAAAAGCCGAGCACGACAGATTACTAAGAAAGAAAAATGAAATTGAGGCAAGGCAAAGAAGGGAAAGGGACAGAATAAAGGCTATCCAAAAAGAAAAGCAGCTCAAGGAGGATATAGCATCATTCTACAACCGGATGGAAAGATTCTTCGGCATGGAAATCAAAGGCGACGGCATAACCATCCGTCCGCTTGAAAGCGTAACCCAGTTCTACAAGGAGGGCAAAGCCATGCACCATTGTGTATACGCCAACAGGTATTACAGACGCAGTGAATGCCTGATCATGACAGCCATAGCCGGAGAAAAACATGTGGAAACCATCGAAGTGAATCTTAAATCTTTTCAGATAGTACAGTCAAGAGCCGTATGCAACGGAACATCAGAGTATCATGACCGCATTATAAGGCTTGTGGAAAAGAACATGAGTTTAATCAAAAAAAGAATAGCATAATGAAAGATTATATAGAATTTTTGAAAGACAAGATGGCAATCAGCCATCAGACAGGATTTGAAGTTAAGGCTGATGAACTTACCCCGTACTTATATCCCCATGTGAAAGATACAGTACGTTGGGCTGTTTCCGGCGGTTGCAGGGCGATATTCTCCAGCTTCGGTATGCAGAAGACCGTAACTCAGTTGGAGATACTGCGGGTGATCCTGAACCGCACAGGAGGCAAAGGGTTGATAGTTTGCCCCAAGCGTGTAGTAGTGGAGTTCCTGACACAGGCCGAAAAGCATCTGGGCATGAAAGTGAACTATGTACGTACTATGCAGGAGGTAAAGCAATGTCCGACCAATATCATGGTGACAAACTATGAACGTGTCCGTGACGGTGAAGACGGAATAAGAATAGAACCTTCCTACTTTACCGTTACCTCATTGGATGAAGCGAGCGTATTACGTGGATTCGGGACCAAGACCTATCAGGAGTTTCTTCCTCTGTTTGCAGAAGTTCCGTACAGGTTTGTTGCCACTGCCACGCCATCACCCAACAGATACAAGGAGCTGATACACTATGCCGGCTACCTTGGAGTGATGGATACCGGGCAGGCACTTACAAGGTTCTTCCAGCGAGACAGCACGAAAGCGAATAACTTTACCCTTTATCCGCACAAGGAAAAGGAGTTCTGGCTATGGGTATCTACATGGGCGTTGTTCCTCACCAAACCGTCCGACCTCGGTTATCCCGATACTGGATATGAACTGCCGGAACTTCGTGTACATGAAGAAGTCGTAAGCGTGGATAACTCCACTGCCGGTACCGACCGTGACGGACAAGTGAAGATGTTCCGTGAAGCTGCTCTCGGACTTGCTGATGCAGCGAAAGAACGCCGGGATAATATGTCTGAAAAAATGGCCCGTGTGGTGGAAATCATTAACCGCCCCGAAAATAAAGATGAGCATTTTCTACTATGGCATGACTTAGAAAAGGAACGTGAAGAACTTTGTCGGGTTATTCCCGGATGCAAGGCTGTGTACGGCTCACAGAATGATGAAGAAGCCGACAAGGTTATATCTGATTTCAAAGATGGCCGTTTGAAATACCTTGCAGCTAAACCCGAAATGCTTGGTGAGGGTTTGAACTTCCAGTACCACTGTCACAAGGCAATCATGTTTATCGACTACCGTTTCAACGATAAGTTCCAGGCGATAGCCCGTATCTACCGATTCATGCAGAAACATCCAGTTGACCTCTACTTGGTCTATGCGGAAAGCGAGGGAGAGATATACAAGAGCTTCATGCAGAAATGGGCACAACATAAGGAGATGGTAGCCAAGATGACCGGCATAGTACGTGAAAACGGACTGTATGGGCTGAAAGCGAAAGAGAAGATGATGCGGTGGATGTTCGCCAGTCGTGAGGAAAAATTCGGTAAACTTTGGAAAGCGATCAATAACGACAATGTTCTTGAATGTCAGAAGATGGAAGATAATTCGGTAGATCTGATTGTAACCAGCATCCCGTTTTCCAACCACTATGAGTACACTCCGACCTATAATGATTTCGGACATAATGAGGACAACGGCAAGTTCTTTGAGCAGATGGATTACCTTACGCCTGAACTTATGCGCATATTGAAGCCGGGGCGGTTGGCTTGCATCCATGTGAAAGACCGTGTACTGTTTGGTAATGCCACGGGCGACGGCATGCCCACCATTGACCCCTTCAGCGAAATGACAGTATTCCACTACATGAAACACGGCTTCCGTTACATGGGACGTATCACGGTGGATACGGATGTAGTAAGGGAGAATAACCAGACTTACCGACTTGGCTATACTGAAATGTGTAAGGACGGTTCAAAGATGGGTATCGGTTGCCCGGAATATGTTCTTCTCTTCCGAAAACTACCTTCTGATACCTCACGTGCATACGCTGACTTGCCGGTGACAAAGAACAAGAGTGAATACTCGTTGGCCCGCTGGCAGATAGACGCCCATGCAAGTTGGAAATCATCTGGCAACTCCCTGTTAAGCTATGAGGACATGAAAGGTGCTGGTATTGACAAGATACGCCATCTGTTCCGTAATTATGAACGCGAGCATATCTATAACTACGAGGAACACGTTGCATTTGCCGAAGAGTTGGAATCCTACGGTAAGCTGCCAAAAACCTTCATGGCCGTTGACCCGGTAAGCAAGAAGCCCTGGATATGGGATGATGTCACCCGTATGCGCACGCTTAATACCAAGCAGTCACAGAAGAAACGGCAGAACCACATCTGTCCCCTTCAGCTCGATATCGTTGAAAGACTGATTGAACGGTACTCAAACAAGGGTGAGCTGGTGTTTGACCCCTTCGGAGGTATCGGCACAGTACCTTATTGTGCCATCAGACTGAAACGTAAGGGATTATCTACTGAACTGAATTATGACTATTGGAAAGACAGTCTTTCATATCTGTATGAGGCGGAGATGGAAGTTAGCGCACCCACATTGTTTGATTTGATGGACAGTGCCGTATGAACATCTATCATACAGAACCCAGATTCGACTGCGAGAAATTCGCTCCATGCGGGCGCATCTCCCTGCACAAATGCCGGAAATACAAAGGCAGACTGGATGAATGCAGGGGATGTACGCTTGTACACCGTAAAGCCAAGACGGTTGCAGGTACGGAAGCCGGAAGAAAGGTTTGTCCGCATTGCGGACGTTCCCTTCCGCTCCACCGGTTCTATAACAGGACTGTCAGATGTGGGGATAAGGAATACCGATGTCTCACCTCCTGGTGCAAGATGTGTATGAGTGAAGTCGCAGCGGAAAGAAATCGTAATAATTAATTTAAGTTTCCAATGAAAAATGTAACGAAAATAGCCAAGAAGTCAGCCGGACTTAGCCAAAAATGTTCGATTTGTCCACTTATGCGAAGATGTACTTTAGAAATCCATAGAGCTTGTTTTGACAGCTTTGTGGAAGGTTTCAAGAAAGGGGCCAGAGCTGCTGAAAAAGAAATAAACAAGAAATTCAAAACAGGAAAGTAATGAATAAGATAGTAATCGAAGTAACCTCTAACGGATGGGAAACAACCGCAACCATTAATGGTAAGGAGTATAAAGAGAAGCATGTTGCAACAGCATTTGGATCTGAAAGTGTTGAAGGTAATTTTGAAAGCGAAGATGATATACCGAAAGAAATATATGACGCTTTAAATTCATCTTTCCCCTTTGAGTGTATGCAGGCATTGTATTCCATTGAGGATTAACGTAACACTAATGAGAAAGGAATATTTATGATAGAAATAGATTTGAATGATACCGTTAGTGTAGAGCTTACAGAATGGGGAGCCGCATATCTTAATGCAACGAATATATTTAAGGAAATAACCACTACACAGAAATACCATTATAAGACTGACTATAAAGCAGGTGATGTTTACAAAAGCCAGCTTTGGGAGTTGATATTGGAGTTCAAAGATGGGATTAGATTTGATAAAGAGAAGGCTTTTAATAAATTGAAAAAAGTAATTGATCAATAAGGAACAAAACTGAACAGAAATGAATGAATTAGAACAAGATAAAAGATATGTTTTTGGAGATATGATTATAGTAGCCAGTATTGACGCAAATTCTAATCCTATCTTAAAAATTAGCACAGATGCCGGGAATGTGGTTGTAATGCCATCATCCGATAATAAGATTATTGTAAAATCAACCATGGGAAAATACATTAAATTATGAAACAAACATTAGAAGAAGCAGCCAAAAGTATGGCTTACGATAAGATGCCTGATTGGGGAGGATTGCCAGCAGTGGCGAAGAAATATTTTATAAAAGGTGCTGAATGGCAATCCAAGCAATCGCCTTGGATAAGTGTTAAGGAACGGTTGCCAGAAAAGGATGGGTATTACTTTGTTACTGACGGTGATGTTATTGAGAAAGTTTATTTCTTTGAAAGATGGAATAAGTTTGCATCAACTAGGGATTATCCTCATCTATTTTACGATGAAGGAGTGATAAAAGCATGGTTTCCTATTCCGTCTTTTGATGAGATATTAAAGAACAACAATAAAAAATGAAAGCAATAACCATAAAACAGCCGTGGGCCTCTTTGATAGTCCATGGTATTAAAGACATTGAGAACCGTACTTGGAGCTGCCCTAAGAAATACTTAGGGCAGAGGGTACTGATTCATTCAAGCGGTAAACCTTTGAATTATGATAATTTCTATGATTCAATACTTACCAATGAGCAGTTATTGGCATTACCGGAAAACAAAGAGTGGAAAGATTTTAGTTTTTGTACAGGCTCCATAATCGGAAGCGTCGAGATAATAGACTGTGTACAAAACCATCCTTCCATCTGGGCAGAGAAAGGAGTTTATAACTGGGTACTAGCTAACCCTATTCTCTACGAAAATCCAATTGAGGACGTGAAAGGCAAATTATCCTTTTGGGATTATCCCAGTATCAAAGAGGTAAAGATAGAATGTTCGGAATGTGGCAGTATAGAAATAGCTGTTGAGGACTATACAACGGCACCATTCCCAACTTATTTGCATAGGTGTAATAAGTGTGAACATGTGATTATAGAAAGTGAGTGGAAGGAGGTAAAACTATGAGAGATTTTTATGAACTGATAAACCAATATCCATGGACTACTATTTTTCTTGCTATTTTCATTTATGAAGTGATTAAATGTGTGATGTCTAATTTGAAAAAGAAATAGCCATGAGCAAACTATACAAAGTAACCATTTTCGGGGAATCATTCTTAATCGGGTGGTTCCCTTTTTCTTCACGCTGGTATAACAAGCTAAAGATAATCAAATGATAGTACGTCATTTTATAAAAGTTCCGGTCCAAGAGTAGCACTTAGTACTATTTCCGACAACCATGCAGATGTCGTGTTTCTGTATCAGAATTATGGGGATTTCAGCGGGGATATAGAGTATCTTTATACCGAAATCGTAAATCGGTTAAAATTCAAAGGGCTAATCAATTAATGAGCCGGGGCTTAGTGCTCCGGCTTATTTCTGCTATATACAGAAATGTCTAATTTCCTTTCCATCGAAATAAGACATCGAATTGTTAATAATCAGTTGAGCTTTTTTCAAGTTCTCCACATAACTATCAAATACCCTACTGTAGTCGTTTAGTTTATCATGCTTTATAATTACTATATTTAGATTTCTGACAAGAATCATTATTTGAGCCAATATAGAAAAGTCAGAACATTCCTTTCTTGTCAGAATATTTATTGCAGGGATAACAAACTCATTTTTCCATTTGTCAGTTCCGGCATATTCTCCATTTGATGTATTGATTAATGGAATAAATAATTTGTAAATTTCAAGGAAAACAGAACCTTCGATTGTTTGTGGATTGATAGTTTTGGTACTTCCAAATAAATCTAAAAGTTGCATATAGTATGTATTCCATTCGTCCATTACTCTTTGGTTGTTTTCACAATACTTGTTATACACTTCCATTATTAGAGTTGGTGCTTTATTTAAATATTCTATTTGGTACAAAAAGTTCATTATTTGTTTTCTATTCTCATTTTCTATTTTCTTGCTTAATCCGAAAATGTATATATCTGAGAACTTTTCTAATGGGATTTTATTAATTTCTGAAAGATGAATAATACCACTTCTCCAAGGTGCAATGTTTAAATCTGTATTTGTTTTTATTTTATTAGAAAATGTTTCTAATGAATTTATATAATCTATTAGAGTTGCATTACTTTTTTCAACCCATTCATTTATAAATTGTTTATACTGTTTTAGGTTATGACTTTTATTATGCCGTCTTATAAATTCTGATATAATAAAACCAGCGAAGAATGTTAAAATAGAAATTACTAATGATATTAGTGAAATTTTTGTTGATAAATCTAAAGTTTCATACCACGAAACTTCAGCATTGATGTGATTTGGCAAATGATAAGTAGTATCATTAAGCCAAAGCGGCTTGAAAACCTCATTGATACTGTCATTTGCCCATTTAAATATGTATTTTTCACCCATCATTTTTTACTTGTGATGCTATATTATTTTATTGATTAAACATTCGGATTCAATTTTATCTCCTTACCACAATGAGGGCAATGTATAACTCCCTCTTTAGGTTTATCAAAGAGTTCTGTTACTGGCACACCTAAAGCGGTGGCGATTTCTTCAAGTCGGCTTATGTTAGGATTTCCATTAAGCGACTTTGATAGTCCGACTTCTGTAATACCTATCATACCAGCAAGGTCTTTAAGCATTATACCTTTTTCTCGACAGATTTCTTTTATTCTAAAATTCATAATTAAACTATTTGTTTATGTTGCAAATATAGTCATAAAATTATATTCTGTATAAGAAAATCCACGCAATAATACTATTAGTTTAATAATTGATATTTATTAACTAATTTCTTATTGCTGATAATTATACTATCTATATATTTGCATCATAATAATTAAACAAGTAGTATAATTAATAAATATAAAGACTATGGCAGCAAAGAAGGTTGATGAAAAGAAAACATTGAAGTATGCAGTAGCATTCTACTTCTGTACATCAGGTAAAATAAACTTCATGTTAGGCAATAAAATGTATCAGCATATAAATACTGTTTATGACCAAAGAGAAGATGGTAGAGGTTTCAATACTTGTGAAGTCGTTTATAACTACAAGGCTCAAAAGTACGAGGTTCTGAATGTAGATACAGAGATAGGCAATAAAGAGATTACAATATTATAAGTTTAACCAGCAGGGCGAAAGCCCTGCGCAACAAAAAAGAATATGACCAAGAAAGAATTAATTGCAGCACTTGCAAATGTAAATGATGACGCGGTGGTATTGTTTGGCACGAAAGAAATTCAGTTTTTCGGTGCATTTGCTACACAGGTATATATTAACTGGGATAGTAATGAGGTTCTTATAGCCAATAAGCACACAGATGCCACAACACCAGTTTACTGCGAGTTATTACATGAGGATAAAACGCATTAACATAAATCGGCAGGGCGAAAGCCCTGCGCAATATAGAAGAATATGAAAGAAAATATATTTTTAAAAGCAGTTATAGAAAAACCGTTATTGAATAATGAACCAGAAGTTTTACACCTTTTCGTTCAAATTATCAATGAAATAACTTCTTGTATGTCAGAAGACGAGTTAAGAGGCTGTATGAGCTCTTTAATAGTAAGATACCCTTATTTTAAACTGTTTTTCGATTATGGTTTCGGACATAATCATATGTGGGTGAAAGCATCAGGTTCTTTAGAAAGATTGATATTGGTTGAGTTCTAATCCGGTAGCTTTCGAGCTGCCACAATATACACGATTATGAAAGCAGATTTAGTTTTAGTTATCAGCCCTGAAGCCCCACTGATGAAGCAACTGGGCAAAGTGTTAGGTAAGATGGTAACCCCTTATGACTTCTCTACTATAGAGAGGGGTGAAAAGTACATCACCATACAGCATGACGAGACTGGGCTTGTAGTGGCTTATACGAGTGAAAAAAGATTGAATGCAAAACATTAAATATAGTGATTATGAACTCAATAAATGAAAACGGTTGCAGCGTATGCCAACCCGGTAAAGAGAATTATTGTACCTACAACACCAGGTTGAGAGGAAAAAGAGTGAGAATGTACCAGTACGACTACCGTACTGATAGCGGTGAACTTTTTTCTTGTTGTGCGCCTACCTTAGAGGCGTGTAGAGAAAGACGGGATAAATGGCTTAGTTCACGACAATAAGCCGGTTGTCGTGTATAACGATTGAAGATATTTCGTTATCTTTGGTTGTGGTAGTATCTTTGGGGTACTATCGCGGAATGGAGCAGTTGGTTAGCTTACCGCTTTGACTTGGCGGTGGTCACAGGTTCGAGTCCTGTTTCCGCAACTATTGAGTATTAATTTAAATTTGACACGATTATGAACATTCTTACATTAAGTATCAAACAGAAGTATTTCGATGAAATCTTGGCAGGAAAGAAAACCCACGAATACCGTGAAATCAGACCAACTAACGCTAAGAAGTATATCACTTACCTATGTGGCGGCAAAGAATATCCGGCTGATGCAGAACTGCCTGAAGAAGGTGAAATAGAATTAAAGCCTATCAAGTACGATGCAATCAAGCTTCTGACAGGTGCATATACAGGTAAACGTCCTTATATTATCGTTGAAGTGAAAGTAGCAGAAGCAGTTATTCTCACAGATGAAAACGGTAATGATATTGTTTACGAACATCAAGGCGAAGAGTATCTTGCTGCACAAATGGATTATACTTTGGGCAAGATATTAGAGAGACATATAGATTGATTTGTTTAACTTTTAAAATTAAAAAGCAGAGTCGCAAGAAGAATTAACAGAGTAGCCGGGCCTCGCAGAAATATGAACGGTGCAGGGGCTGGTGGTAGATTGGTTGCCAGACGTGGCGGTGAAGCTGGTACATCACAGTTGGGGTCACGCAGACAGCGTTATAGTGACCTTCGTACTTCATTTGGTTTAAGTGGTGGTTAGCTATGAGCAAGGTAGAACAAGCGAACCGGTATATAGACCTCATTCGGGTAAAATCGAATGAGGCTTTACTGTTTTTATCACTTGGCAAAGATTCGCTTGTTCTGCTTGATTTAATCTATCCGAAGTTTGACCGGATTGTTTGTGTGTTCATGTACTTCGTCAAGAAATTGGAGCACATTAACCGATGGATTGGCTGGACTAAAGTCAAATATCCAAAGATTGAGTTTGTGCAAGTGCCTCACTGGAATCTTACTTATATTCTTCGTGGAGGTATGTATTGCGTGCCTAATCCGAAAGTGAAACTATTGAAGTTGGCAGATGTGGTAAAGGCTATGCAGCTTACTTATGGGCTTTATTACACATTTTTAGGCATGAAAAAAGCCGATGGTATGAACCGCAGGCTTATGCTGAAAGGGTATGAGGTAAACGGTTACGAGAATAACGGTATGGTTTATCCTTTGGCTGATTGGACACAAAAGGATATTCTTGCTTATATGAGGCAGCACAATTTACCCGAACCAGTTCGATATTCATTGAAAGCCAGTTCGGGAGTAGGTTTCAATCTTGATTGTATGCTTTGGATGGAGAATAATTACCCACAAGATTTACAGAGAATTTACAAAGTTTTCCCAATGGCTGAAAGGGTGCTTTGGGAGTATAATAATCAACAAAAGCAATAGAAGGAAAGCCGAGTCAGAAGAAAATCAATTGATGATATTGCAGAGCAAAGATACAGACTATCTCGTACTTTAACGGGTAATAGGCTGAACAGAGTAAACTCTATTGCAAGAAAGTATATTCGATACATTGAACGAACCTTTGGGTATAACGAGGGGAAACAACAAGATGGCGCAAGAAAAGTATCTCGAAGAATTTATATGGGTTTAACTAATGGATGATATGGAATTGTCAAAATACATAAAGAGTGAATCGATGGAACTTAATCGTTCTGCCATTCACTTTGCAGATTATAACCCCCGGAAACTTTCCGATGAATCACGTAAGACACTGAAACGTGGCATCAAGAAGTTTGGTTTAGTCGGTGGAATTGTCGTGAACAAGCGTACAGGTCTTACCGTAGTCAGCGGGCACCAGCGTTTGTCTGTCATGGACGAATTGCAAAAGTTTCCCGATAACGACTACCGCATTCGTGTCGATGTCATAGACGTGGACGAGCAGCAGGAAAAGGAGTTAAACATTCTAATGAACAACCCTAATGCACAAGGGACATGGGATTTTGACGCTCTTGCCCGTATTGTTCCTGATATTGACTGGAAAGATGCAGGTCTGACCGATGCAGACTTGAATATGATTGGTGTCGACTATCTTTTGCAGACCGAAGGGGAAAACTCTATTGCGGATGCTTTGTCTGATATGATGACCCCGGTTTCCGAACAGAAAGAAGCCGATAAGGCCGCCAAACAGTTGGAACGTGCCGAAAAGGTAGCCCACATGAAGGAAGTCAAACAACAGGTAAAGGAGAATGCACAGAAACAAGCCGAGAACATGGATGCCTATGTGATGTTGTCCTTCGATACCTATGAAGCTAAAGCCGCTTTCTGCGAAAGGTTCGGGTATGAACCAGATATGAAGTTTATAAAGGGAGAAGTTTTTGATGAACAAGTAGAAAGAATAGATTAATTATTGGGAGGAAAGCTGAGTTAGAAAGAAAACATATAGCCAGTTATATCAGCAGTCCAGACGAATAATGTACAACGCTGGAAGACAATACGGGTTAGGTTCTGCAAGACAAAGAAACATAAGGGATAGAACGAAATCCATAATGGGAAGATATGCTGAGAAGATAGATAGCTATTTCTCAAAAAGAGGAGTTGATGTCTATGGAAACAAGCCAATTTCTCGCCGTGTATATATGGGTAACAATAACGGTTAAAATTATGAGCAATAGTGAATCTCAAAATAGAAAAGGTAAAGGAGGAAGAAAGCCAAAGTTTGACTATACAAGCGAGGACTTTCTTTCTCTCGTGGAATCGTATGCCAAAAAGGGATTCACTGATAAGGAAATTGCCTATGCCATAGGGATTTTACCACAAACTTTCTGCGAAAAGAAAAGTGAGTACACCGAAATATCCGAAGTCTTAGCGCGTGGGCGTGCGACAATCAATGCCACTGTAAGGGCTAAATTCCTTGTAATGGCTCTCGGTGGCATAAAAACCAAAAGCACCGTGGTAAGAAAGCTCCGTGATTCAGAAGGGAATTTGACGGGCGAAGATGAATTACAAGTAAGCGAAAGCGAGTTGGCTCCTAATTTGCAAGCAATGTCCGTTTGGCTGTACCACCATGATGAAGATTGGAGAAAGATTGAGCGCAAACAAGATGAAGACGCTGATATTCCAACAGACATAGAGCATGGCATCAACATTGATTCCTGGATTAAAGACAAGCTGAAATGATAGTACCTCAAGAAATTTACCATCCATTATACGAGGATAAGGAAAAATTTATAATTCTTATCACCGGTGGGCGTGGTAGCGGAAAGTCTTTCAATGCTTCTACCTTTATTGAGCGGTTGACTTTTGAAATGACTCCCGTAGAGAAGATAGTTCATCAGATTCTTTACACCCGTTACACGATGGTTTCTGCCGGTATGTCTATCATCCCCGAAATGATGGAGAAGATAGATTTGGACGGAACCACGAAATATTTCAAGACCACAAAGACGGATATAGTCAATAAGATGACTAAGAGCCGTATCATGTTCCGGGGTATCAAGACTTCTTCCGGGAACCAGACAGCAAAACTGAAATCCATTCAAGGCATTACGACTTTCGTCTGCGATGAAGCGGAAGAGTGGACAAGCGAAGATGAGTTCGACAAGATAATGCTCTCCATTCGCAAGAAGGGTATTCAGAACCGGATTATCATTATAATGAACCCATGCGATTCCAATCACTTCATCTACAAGAAATACATTGAGAAAACTCACAAGCTGGTAGAGATTGACGGTGTGCAGGTTCAGATTTCCACTCATCCGAATGTGCTTCATATTCACACTACCTACTTTGATAACTTGGATAACCTTTCTCCTGAGTTCCTGAGAGAGGTGGAAGATATGAAGGTGAGTAATCCTGAAAAGTATGCTCATGTGGTTATCGGTCGCTGGGCTGACGTTGCAGAAGGTGCTGTGTTCAAGAAGTGGGGAATTGTTGACGAGTTCCCGGCTTGGGCAAAGAAAATTGCTTTCGGGCAAGACTTCGGTTATACGCATGACCCGTCTGCTTCCATTCGTTGTGGTATCGTTGATAACGCCCTTTACTTGGATGAAGTGGATTACCGTACTGGATTGCTTTCTTCTGACATCATCAAGACTCTTCGCCCGTGGGGATTGAAAGTCATTGCTGACAGCGCAGATCCACGTTTGATTCAAGAGATACACAACGGAGGAATCAAGATATATGCCGTAGAGAAAGGTGCAGGCTCTATCAATGCCGGAATTGACAAAATGAAAGATATGGAGATTTATATAACCAAACGCTCGTACAACTTACAAAGCGAGTTCAGAAAGTATGTTTGGGCAAAGGATAAGGACGGGAACTATATCAACGAACCGGAAGACCATGACAATCACGGAATAGATGCTGTACGTTACTATGTATTGGGTGAGCTTCTTGGTAAGATTCAGAAGCCGAAAGATTTAACAGGAATATTCACACACTAAAAATATAAGCTATGCCATTGAATTTAGAAGAAATATTAGCATTGCCCGATATCGGGCAGAAGATAAACTATCTGAAGAAAGGTAGGAAAACTGAACTTCCCGACCGTTGCAAACTTTGGGATGATTGGAATCCGGAACGCCATGAAATCATGGTTGACGAAAAGAAATATCCGGACAGAAAGGTTCTTGAAAAAGAAGCAGAGAAGCACTTCGATGAAAAAACGGGTAAGACTTATGAAATCGAAGCAAAGTATAAGACTGAACCGGTGAACCGTATCTCCATTCCATTGGAACAAGATATAGTGAATATTCAAACAGCTTTCACGGTCGGCACAGAACCGTCTATGGATTGCACTCCGACTGATGATGATGAAAAGAAGCTGCTGGATGCGGTCAAAGCTGTATTCAAGTCCAACAAAATCAAATATCAGAACAAGAAGATTGTCCGTGCCTGGCTCTCCGAACAGGAAGCGGCAGAATATTGGTATGTTACCGATGATGATTCGTTTTGGGCAAAGTTTTGGAAGAAAATAAAGACTACCTTCGGGGGGAAGGTAAAACCCACCAAGAAACTGAAAAGCGTGTTATGGTCTCCATTCAGAGGTGATAAGCTATACCCGTTCTTTAACGACGAAGGTAAAATGATTGCTTTCTCACGTGAGTACAAGAAGAAGCTCATGGATGATTCGGAGGTCATCTGCTTTATGACTATCACGGACAAAATGGTTTATCAATGGGATTTGTCTAAAGGGTATGAAGAAAGAACGCCTTTTGCTCATGGATTCCCAAAACTACCGGTTCTCTATGCTTATCGTCCAGAACCTTATTGCAAGAAGATAAAGACATTCCGTGTCCGGCTGGAAAAACTGTTATCCAATTATGCTGATTGCATCGATTATCATTTCTTCCCATTGCTGAAGCTAATTGGAGATGTAGAGGGTTTCATGGGTAAGGTTAAGGATAGAATGGTCAAACTTACAGGTGAAGGTGCGGATGCTCAATATCTGACATGGAACCAAGTTCCGGATACGGTACGTTTTGAAGCAGAAACACTCACCAATATGGCTTATGATATGTCAAACACTCCAAGAATATCCTTTGAGACGTTGAAGGGGGTAGGCAAAGCATCAGGGACCGCTTTCCGCTTTATGTTCATGGGCGCACATATGGCGGTAGAAAATCACGGTGAGGCTATCGGTGAGTTCTTGCAGCGGAGAGTAAATTTTATTGTTTCCGCTTTAGGCTCTATCAATCCAACCGAGTTTAGCAAGGCATCGCAAACCATTGACATAGAGACAGAACTGGTTCCATATATGATTGATGATTTGAATGATAAGGTGACTACTGCGGTTTCCGCTGTCAGTGGTGGCATCTGGTCAACGCGTGAGGGAATCATGTTTGCCGGGAATGCTGATAGGGTAGAAGAGGAGCTTGCAGAAATCAAGGAGGAACAAGGGGCAAAGAATAACAATGCAGTGTCTCCTAACTCCAAAGGATAATTCATTACTTCATGTTCTTATCGTACTATTGAGCGGAGCTAATTTAGTTCCGCTTTTTTATTGCTAAATTCTATATTATAGAATATATTCTCTGGAAAAATTTTATAATTCAAAATTAATTCATATTTTTGCATCAAACAAAAGAGGTATGAGGATTGTATCACATAAGAAATTGAAAGAGTTCTACGAGACGAAAGGCTATGAAGATTCACGCATAGCCTTAGAACGTTGGTATGATATAGTGGAAAAAGCTGAATGGAAGAACCTATCAGACATTAAAGTGGATTTTCTTTCTGCTGACTATGTAGGCAACCAACACTACGTTTTCAATATCAGAGGCAACAACTATCGGTTGGTTGTCGTTGTTAAGTTTACAATTGGGTACGTCTTCATTCGCTGGGTTGGTACTCATAAAGATTACGATAAGATAGATTGTTCAACCATTTAAGAGATAGAAGTATGAATAAAGTAACGAAAGAACAGTATGAATTTGCTTTGGCGAGAGTGGAGGAACTTCTGCCATTGGTTGATGACAATACGCCTTCAAATGATAAGAATGCGGTGGAGCTTACAGTTATGTCCGATGTTGTGATAGCATACGAAAAAGAACATTATCCGATAGAAAAACCGACTGTTGCGGAATTGATAGAGTTATCCCTTGAAGAGAAAGGGATGAGTCAAAAGCAACTTGCTGGTGAGATTGGAATAAGTCCATCGCGTGTGAATGACTATATCTCCGGACGTTCGGAACCGACCCTCAAAATTGCGAGGTTGCTATGTCGAGTGCTGAATATACCTCCGGCCGCAATGTTGGGATTCTAATCCAAAATACAAATATGAAAAAGAGAAAGAAAATAGTATTACTACTAGGTGCAGGTTTTCCTGTAGCATGGGGAGCTCCATTTTCCAAAGATATTCTTGATAGAATAATTGAAGATAAAGAATATATGTATGATAGTAATACAACTTGGGGTAAATTTATATTTGATACATTAAAATCTTTTTATGAAGAGGAGGACGGAGTCACTGTTAATTTCGAGACAGTGATTGCTGCATCGGAATCTATAATGAATTATGTTATAGCGTCAACCAATGAAAACAGGAATTCGTATAATACGTCATTTACTCCTGCTGTTAATGTCCTAATAGACTCCATCCAGCAAAAACTAAATGAGATATCTGATAAATTAGAGAAAAGGAGGCATTTTTATTCTATATACAAACATTTTGTGGATATTGTTATTCAACTCATTAAGGAATATGATGAAAAAGCTTGTGCTGCTGAGTATAAACTGCTAAATGAAAGATTGAACGAATTTATTGAATCTTTATTGAACAAGAAATATTCAGTAAAAATATATACCACAAATTATGACGCTATGATACCTCAGATTCTTTCAAAGCGTAAAATATATATGGGGGAACATTTGTTATCTGATTATAGTATTGTTTATAAAGCTGATTATTTAAGAAATAAAGACTCTCATTTAAGTTACTTTTACCTACATGGCTCTATCTATTGGACTTTTAAATTTGTAGAGAATAAATATAGAGTTGTAAAATCTACGATAACTGGAGAGGTGCAATCCTTAACTGCTCAAGGCGGAAATCCGAGTGAGAATTTAATTTTTAGCCCGATAATTGTTGGGTATACTAAGACTCAAAGAAGTCTAATGAATCCTTTTAATATCGGATTTACTAATTTTGCAAATGATTGTAATGATTGCAATAAGTTGCTAACAATAGGGTATTCGTTTTCTGATCCACATATTAATTCTATAATTCAAACTAATGTAGACTTTAATAAAGTTCGGCTTGCATATATAGGATTCGTTGAAAGGTTTGAAGGTTCTTCAGAGTATACGAAAATAGATTACTTCATAAGAAGATTGTATAAAAAAAACGAGGATGAAAGTTGGTTCAACTCAATTAATAATAATTTTGTTGCATATAAAAAAGGGTTTTCTAATTTTATAGAGAATAGAGATAATTGGACTAAGATTTAAAGATTGCTAGCATAAAAAAGGCGTGATTCACTCAGTTTCACGCTTTTTTTATACTCATTTCCCACAATCACCTGATTGTGGTTTTCTACCACTCCAATTATTCCCCTTTCATTCACTTACTGACTACTTTATATACCGTATTTACGACAATGGATTGATTGTCGTGAATGGGAAGCCTAAATATTTATCAGTCATCTGTATTGGTAGTATTTTTATTTCCGCAAATTGAATCTCAAATTTTAATTCATACGGTATGACAATCTTAGAACAAATTTTGGCAGGGCTGCAACAGAAGTTTACTGGGGTGGACACTGCTATCTTAACCCGAATCGCTACTAAAAAAGCAGAGGGTGTAACGGACGAGACAAAGGTAAACTCAATTGTTGAGGGTATCAGTTTTTCGGACGTGCTTAACTCCTATGGTGATTTCCGTGCCGGGGATGCTTCCAAGACCGCAGTTTCCAACTACGAAAAGAAACATAACCTTAAAGACGGTAAGTCAATTGAGAATCCTAATCCCAATCCTAACCCTAATCTGAAGCTGGAAGATAAGACGGACGACATGGCGGCTATTATTGCTAACGCAGTGAGTGCAGCCGTTAAACCTCTTTCTGATAAGCTCGCTCAATTCGAGACAGAGAAGTTACAAGCTACCCGGCAGGAGCAGATTATGGCAAAGGCAAAGGAGTATGGTATTCCCGAAAACTACGCCAAACGATGCGCCATTAAGGACGATGAGGACTTGGACGCATACTTCAAGGACTTGAAGCAGGAGTTCGCAAATGACGGCTTCAAAGGCGTAACCCCTCCCGAATCAGCGGAAGAGAAGATTGAGAAAGAATCTGAATCTATCGCTAAAATGATTGATGAGGGTACGAAAACTATTGTTGAACAAAACAAGAATTAATTATGTCAGCAGGATTTAAGTATGACTTGGTTCCACCCGTTGAGCAAGAGGAACGCTACGATGTCCAGACCGGCATTCGTAGACGTGGTCCGTTCAAACTCGACACGCAGAACCTGGTAGTGGGAAGTTTTCTTCCCGGATTTACACCGATTTGTGCGGACTTGAAAAACAAGTTCGCTTATGCGGTAATCAATGTGAGAGTTGCGGAAGCCTATACCACTGGTGGAGAGGCTTTGTCTATCAAAGTAGCTAAGAACTCTTTGGCTTATGTGGGTATGTTTGTCGGAAACGGCAAGAAAGGTGCAGAAGTAACGGCAATTGATAAGTCTAATGCCAACTACGATGTATTGACTATCAAGGCTGCTTTTGGTGAGAATATTGCCAAAGATGCTGTATTATTCAATGCGGTTGCAGTTGATGGTTTAAAGCAAAAGCATGTGGCTAATTCGGCTCTGTTTAACCGTACAAAGGTTGAGGACGGAATCACATTGGTTTCATTGCTTCGTACAGCCGCAGAAATTGAACCCTCAAAATTGGTTATGCCGTTCTCCGAGAACGATAAAGCCAACATGAAGGGATGGTTTGAATTTAACGAGTAAGGAGGTAGGATATGTTTTTAACGATTCAAACATTATTCGATGATGCGAACATTGTTTCCGCTATCATCAGACGTGTGAACCAGACACGCACGGACACAATCTATTGGCAGCAGTATCTTACTTTCCGCAGAGTGACTACTCGTGTGTTCAAAGACTATATCGGTTCTGTAACTGGAGTTTTGGCCGGATCCATCAATTCGCGTTTTGGAGAGAAACCCATCCGTGAACGTCGGAACATCGGTTCCGGATATGGTGAGATTGCCTATTTGGGTGATGCTTATCAGATGTCTATTGACCGTCTTTCTGAATTGCAGGATTTGATTGACAAGTTCAATGCCGCTAAGCCAGCCGACCAAAAGGCTGCAATGGAAGAGATTGTAAACTTCCTGGCAGACGACTACCGTCAGATTACCCTTGCCGCCCACAAGCGTATGGATATTATTGTCGGTGCGCTGTTGATGCTTGGTGAAGCCACCGTTTACAACAAAGACGCTGCAATCACTTCCGGTCAGACCAATAATAAACTGCTGGAGATTACCCTTCCGTTCAATTTTATCAAGCCGAAAAGTGGAGATGTGGTTGTGGACGGAAAGAATATGTTTATCTCTTATTTGAGAGAGAAACTTCATTCCTTGGCACCGGACTATGGCGTTTATGCCAAGATGATAATGACCCGTGCAACCTTCAACAAGAATGTGCTTGGCTCTTCTGAATTTGGTGAGCAGTACAAGATGATTCTCGGCAGCAACGAAATGAAGTTGAGTACGGGTTTGATTTCTTCTTCGTTGGCTTCCGAAGTGTTCACCGGCATCGGTCTGCCTCGCATCGAAATCAAGGAGGACTACGTGAAAGACCAGACGGGAAAGAATGTGCAGATTTACGCGGATAACCGTATTACTCTGTTACCTTCTGACAACATTGGTTATATGCGCCATCATACCCCGTATGAAGCGACAGACCCAGTACAAGGACGTACTTATATCCCGTCAGAGGGGCAGATGCTTATCTCCAACTACCGTGATAAGAACGGTCGCTACATGGAATATACGGCAGAGTGGATTCCGCAGATTTCCAACCCGGACTTGATAACCAATTTCGATTTGAACGAAATTGCATCCATCCAATCAGCATAAGGGGGTAGGATATGAAAGTAAAGGTTATATCAGTTTTCCGCGACAAGTTCACCGGAAAGTATTACACTCCCGGTGAAGTGATTGAAGTCGGTGAGGAAGCCCGTGTGCTGGATATGGAAAGCCGCAGACTTGCTGAACGGATTGAGGCAAAAAATCCCGAAGTGAAAGCCCCTGAAGAAAAGAAAGAGGTGAAAATTTCCCTCTTTGAAAAGGAGTTTGAGAAGAAGGCTTTGGTTGACGCTTTGAAGTCTATCGGTGCGCAGGCTTCCGGCAATATGAAAGAGGAAACTCTTTTGTCTAAGGTTTCAGAACTGGATGAAGAATCAACAGCCAAACTGAAAGAAGCATTAGGTATCGAGTAAAAGGATAGGGTATTGCTTCTACCCTTCCATTGTCTAATTTTATAAATCAGAAAAGAAATGAAGAATTTTATTTTTGCCATGTGTGGTTTTTTGATGATGTCTTTGGTCTCGTTGAGCGTGCAGGCATCAAGTGTGGAATCTCCCAAGTGTGAATATGTGAATCCATCGGTTAATGCCGGTTTGCCGGATATTCAGTCTATCACTTTGGAAACGGCTCCGGCTGATTGTGTTGTACTAACCATGCCACAGACTATATTCTTGGTTGCAAATAACCCAGCTATGATGTGTTCGATGAAAGAGGAAGCGGCTATTCAAGGGATACGAATTAATGTTCCCAAATGCCCGTTCAGATACATCTATAAATCAAAGTATTGCACGCATTATAGCTATACCGCATATAGTAAACTGATTACACCATATTGATTGATAACAGTCATGAGTAACAAGGAGTTTGTATTAAGCGTATTTGATAAGAATCCCCCGTCTAATCTTGTAGTTGAAAATATACTTTCAAGAACGGGATTGGATGGCGAAGAACCTTTTGCCGAGGAAAATAGGGCAAGATTAGAGGTCGCTTGTGCCAAGCAAATTCCGTGGATGATACAAAATCCATCTTCGGTCAGCGAAAGCGGATTTTCTGTGTCTTGGTCTAATTATGTTGATAGCCTAATGAAATTGTACTCATGGCTGTGTAAGCAGTACGGCTTGAAAGACGAACTGAGTAACAAACCTAAAGTGACTTTTTTATGATATTCGCTCCACACATATTGCAGGTAAAAGTTATCACCCCGATGGATAAGGATGAGTTTGGCAGACCTATTCCTGGAACAGGTGGTGAATACTGGCAGGAGGTATGCAAGTGCCGTTGTGATGATAACACTACCAAAGAGTTTTCATCTGATAACGGCTCTGTGTATCGTCCGAATTATCATGTGGTGTGTGAGAAGAGAATTACTGTCAAGGCTGGTGATGAAGTACGTTGCATGGATGGTGATGGCGTAAGAGGTCAAGGCGAAGTCTACACGATAAAGAGTACAAACTACTTTAACTACTCGGAATTATGGATGTAGATTTCGATTTCTCAGATGTCGACTCCTTTTTCGATGAAGGAGAATGGGAGGTCGAAAAGAAGATGATTGATGTAGGCGATGAAGCCGTGAAGTACGCAGAGGAAAATGGCGATTATCAAGACCATACACTCACTTTGAGAACGTCCAATGATTACGATGTCGATAAAGACGGTTTGACGCTGAAAAACGAAGCGGAATACGCTTCATTCGTAGAATCTAAAGGGTATGATGTTTTGAGTAGTGCTGCTTTATATGCGGAGAAACGATTAAAAGAAGAATTTGAAAAATGAAAAGAATATTCAAGTATGAATTGATTGTTGCAGACCATTCAAAACTATGTCTGCCTATCGGGGCGAGGATATTGTCTGTTCAAGTACAACGAGGTACTGTTTGCTTGTGGGCTATCGTAGATGAATATCAGAAAGAATTGTGCTTTGTGGATATTTATATGTACGGAACGGGGCAACACGTATCAGATGCAGATTTGGCTGGAAAAAGATTTGCCGGAACGGTTCAACTTGGAGATTTGGTTTGTCACGTATTTCTCGAATATGACGAAAACGTCCAATATTTGATAGTATGATAGTAACCACCGACATAGGAAACATCCTCTACCGGGATTGCAAGGCTTTCGGGATAGGCATAGTGCCAGCAGGAGAAACGCTGACGGGTGAATTGACCTCTGAAAGAATCGTTATCCACACAAAGAAACAACAGCCGGGAAAGTATTGGAAGAAATCTTTCGCAGAAGTGAGTTTTTGTGTACCCGATTTAAGCGAAAATGAAGCGAACCCCATCCGTTTGAATGAACTCGAAAGAGAAACCATGAAACGGTTTGATGATGTAGTAAGCACCTATGACGGTACAACCTATCGTTATTCTATCGAATCAATTGGCACGGAAGCGGATACAGCTTTGAAATGTCATTACGTGAATGTGAGAATTTTATTTGAAGTAATAAATGTAAAACTATAAGATTATGATTTCAGCAGTAGGAATAAAAAGAATCTTGTTTGCCGACATTGATAAGGTAACGGCAGACATTACCCCCGAAATTGCAAAAACTTTGATTCAAGCAGCCATCGCTGCCAAAGATGAGGTCTTGAATGTACACGGGGAAACGTGGCAGATTGAGGAGACGGAAGCCTCCGTCACTGGGTACAAGAACCAATTAACGGGAAAGAATTACCGTTACGATGATGTGCCGGGAGAAGTATCGCCCGCTTTCTCTATCGGACAATATGACTGGAAGACCAAGAAAGCGTTCATGGGTGGCGATGTTATTCAGGCCACATCTAAAGATGTGGGTTGGAAGCGTGCTTTGGATAAAGTTATTGTCAACAAAGCATTGTTCTGTCTGACCGATGATGATGTCTGGTTCATCTTCCCAAAATGCCGTATTGTTTCCCGTGAAGCCAATACGGATAAGGCAATTGCAATCGCTGTAAAAGGCTTGGTGCAGGAACCGGGAATTGAAGGCGTTTCTTCTGAGTATAACTACGAAGAGGGGCAGATTAAAGCTTTGCAGGCATGAACTACAGTAACCATTGTACCTACTCCTTCCGATGCGACCGTAAAGCTGGACGGTGCAACGGTCAAGTCAAAGCAGGTGAATGCTGGGGCTACCGTTCACTATGAAGTGTCGAAAGTGGGGTACGTCACTCAGTCAGGAGATATTAAAACCACTCCTTCTGAAGTTGATACCACTCTTAAAAAAGAGATAACATTGGTAAAAGCACAAGAGTGATAACTGGGGGATGGATATATACCATTCCCCCTTTTAGTTTAAGAATATGAATCAAGCAGCAAAAACGGTTTCTGATGCTTTGTTAGGGCTGGATTTCAAGAATGTGGAGATAGGAGGGATGGTTTATACCATTAAACCTCCTACAATTAAAATTATCTGTCGTGCCATTCATCATTTTTCCGATATCGCCCTGAGAGGAGATAATATCATGGAGGCTATTAAAGAGCTTCCTGAAGCTACTGAAGATATGCTGAAAGGTATTTCATGCTTCATCTGCGGGAATGATAGTTTGGTCAAAGAATTGGAGAACGGCACTTTTGAAGAAGTCAAAGATGCCTTGGAAGTCTGTTTCTCTATGATGGATATATCGGCTTTTCAGTGTGTCAGCTCGATGAGGAACGTGTCGATGCTGGCAGCAAGACCGAAACAGTAGGAAACACAACGTTCTTCGGGCAGATAGCCCATTTGATTGACACGCTGCATCTGAGTTATACAGAAGTGTTTGAGATTATCCCTTATCGGAATCTGCTGATGATGCAACGGGATAAATTACACGCAGTATATGGTGGTCAGAAGGTGAATAGAATCAGTGGTAAGGAATTGGCTAATCGTAGGAAAAAGAAATAGATATGGCGAAATTATATTTTAAGGTAGGTAGTGACTGGGAAGAAGTTGTAAGGCTCCGTAATGAAATTGCGAAGTTAAAACAAGAGTTAATGAGCATGGATGGCACGCAGTCTCCTGCTGCTTTCAAGGCTTTAAATGTTCAACTTGCTGCATCTAATCAAAGATTGGATGAGTTGGTAACTAATGCAGCCAAAGCTGGAGCAGAGATGGAAACGGGATTCAAAAGGAAAATCTTCGATGCTTCCCAATCTGTAAATGGGTTCACAGAGAAGATTATCGCTCAAAAGAGTGCCATAGGTTCTCTTCAAACAACTATTCGTAAAAATAAGGAGTTATATAAGAACATCGTTTCAAGAGGTGGGGAAGATAAAGAACTGCTTAATCACATCAACAAACAAGAAAGAGCGCTCGGTAAAGAACGGGATGCTTTATTCAACCTCACCCAACAGCAAGCCGAAGCGCGTCTTTCCGTAAAGAAACTCCGGGATGAATATACACTTTATAAGAATGATGGGAAACAAGTAGTAGAAACTAACGAAGGTATCGCTATATCTTGGAAGAAAGCGCTGGCAGTTATTGGTGGCGCCGGAGTATTAAAGGCATTAGGTTCTGAAATGATTCGTGTGCGTGGCGAATTTCAATCTATGCAGACCGCTATTGAGACTATGGTTGGAGAAGATATAGCAGGGCGACTGATTCCGCAAATCAAGGAGCTGGCTAAGATTTCTCCACTTACTATGTCAGATATGGTTGGAGCAGAAAAGATGATGCTTGGATTTAACATACAAGCAGAAGATACTATCAAATACTTGAAAGCCATTAGTGATATTTCTATGGGGGAATCCAGTAAGTTCAATTCGCTGACTTTGGCATTTTCACAGATGTCAGCAGCGGGTAAACTTATGGGGCAGGATCTGAATCAAATGATAAACGCTGGATTCAACCCGTTACAGATTATCTCCGAAAAGACCGGAAAATCTATCGCAACTTTGAAAGATGAAATGTCCAAAGGTGCTGTTTCCGCTGAAATGGTTCAACAGGCATTCATTGATGCAACTTCCGCAGGTGGTAAGTTCTATAATATGTCTGAGAATGCTTCAAAGACTATCAATGGTCAGTTGTCTATGATGCAGGATGCTTTGGATTCCGTGTTTAACGAATTGGGAATTAAGTCAGAAAGTGTTATCATGGACGGTATTCAAATGACAACTTCGTTGATTCAGAATTATGAAACAGTAGGGAAGGTCTTGGCTGGATTAGTGGTTACTTATGGTACATACCGGACCGCAGTGATGCTTGTTACTGCTGCCGAAAGTAAACATACTCTTGTGGAGATTGGACTTATCAATGCCCGTTTATTGGCACGAAAAGCGCAGTTAGCTTTAAATGCTGCTATGCTAACTAATCCTTATGTAGCATTGGCTACGGTGGTTGTTGGATTAACAGCTACTATGTGGGCATTCAGAGATTCTACAACCGCTGCTGAAAAAGGAACAAGGAGGTATAATGAAGAACAAGAAAAAGCGACCAAGCTTGATAGCGAACGGAAACAAAAAATAGACGGTCTTATTCAAAGCTCTCGTGATATTGCATTGTCTGACTTGCAGCGAGGTGAAAGTTTGGCGGTATTACGAAGCGAATATCCCAAGATATTTGCCCAATACGATATTGAATCAATTAAACTTGCTGACATACTTCAATTAAAACAACAAATAGCCAAAGAGGATGCAAAGCGCGCAGGCGAGGAAGTTGCAAGAAGTTTTGAAGCTGCTAACAAAGCTGTTTCAGACTATGAAAATGCCCTTTCTGCCAAACAAATCAATGGTGGTAAATTAACACAGCAGGAAATAAACAAGTTAAAAGAACTTCGCTCTTATAGAGACCAATTTCTTGTTGATAAAGGTAAAGGTATCTCTGAACAGTTCATATCCAATCTTAAAGATGTTGATATTAGTGAGTTTGACCGCTACATCTCTGAGTTAGAAAAGAGTATCAAAGGGAAAGGTAAAAATGGTACTGTGAAACTCCGTTTACCTATTGATATTAAGGGTACTTTGTCCGATGAAGCAATCTATAATGTGAAAGACATAAAAACACTTATAGATACTGCAAAATCCACTAAACAGACACGAATTGACGCAGAGAAGAATAAAACAACCTACCTGCAAGACCTTGCCAAAGCAAAAGAAGATTGGGAAGAGGCAAAGAAAGGGTATGAAGTTCTTTTGAAAGACCAACAAGCAACATCGGAACAGGTAAAAAAGGCCCGTGAAGATATGCTATCAAAAGAGAAAGCCTATAAAGATTTAGGTGGTATTACCGGAAGTTCTTTAATCAAGCAGGAAAATCAAGCCAAGAAAGAAGCCGAAAACCGACTTAAACAGCAAGAACAACTTGCCGAACAACTTCTTTCCATTCGTCGGAAAAACCAGCAGGATGAAGTCAACCTCATGGAGGACGGCACGGAAAGGAAGTTGAAGCAGATTGACTTGGACTATCAGAGGGAGCTTGATGCCATCAAGAAGCAGCGCAGGGAATGGGAAAGTTTGCAGGGCGGCAAGCTAACCGACGAGCAAATGTCTACTCTTGGCATGTGGGCTTCCAATGCAGCAAAAGGAAGGGAATCCGGTATCTCCGACGTAAACAGAAAGAAGCTGGAATCGGACAGAAAGGCTTGGCAGGAATACTTCATTGAGTACGGAAATTACCAAGAAAAACGGAAGAACCTTGTACAGAAATACAATGACGAGATAGCCAAACTGCAAACCGACAGCCCGGAGTACGCTTCCAAGGTAGCCCAAAAGAACAAGGCTCTTGAACAGCTTGATGAACAGTTCGGTCACTCCACAAAGGCGATGGCAGACCTCTTTGAAGATGCCAGCAATAAGTCCGTTTCCGCTATTCAGTCCATCATTGATAAGTATGAAACACTTGTCAAGTACATGTCTGGTACAAAGGAAAGTGACGGAACGAATGTTACACTTGATGAATTGAAAGCGCTCGGATTCACTGATAAGGACATTGAAAAGATAGAAAAGGGTGAAATCTCCATAAAGGACGTAACAGATGCAATCAGAGGGCTAAAGGATGAGCTGAAAGGCAAATCACCGTGGCAGGCTTTCGTCTCTGACTTGGAGAAAGGGATAGAAGCCATAAAAAAGGGCGGCAACGATTCCAAGAAAACCGGTCAAGGAATCACCGATATAGGAAATGCTGTGACGTCTTTTGCCCCTGCATTGAATGAGTTCGGCTCAAGTATCGCCGACATATTCGGATTTGACGACAGTAAGATAACAAGCGCCATTGATGCGCTTGGCGGCTTAGGACAAACGGCATCCGGGGTCGGGCAAATCATGTCGGGTGATATTGTCGGAGGCGCAATGAGTGCAGTTTCTGGAATTTCCGCTGTAGTGTCTGCGTTGGATGGGATGTTCGGTGCCGATTATTCCCACTATAACGAGATGGTCGAGGAATATAACAAACTCAATGAGATATGGGATGAGCTGATAGACAAGAAGCTGGAGTACATCAACACATCCTACGGAGCAGAAGCGGACAAGGTAGGCAAAGAGGCTCTTGAACTTGTCAACAAAAGCATTGAGGCGTACAGAATACTTGGGCGTGAACGATTAAACTCCGGTGCGTCTGCCGGTTCTCATTCCATTGGCAAGCGCATGGCAAAGAACACCTCGTCAAGCGACTGGCAGGACATCGCCAGAGCGCTCGACATGTCTGTCAAAGACGCCAAGGATTTTATAGGTACCGGACGCATGACGGGATTGTTTGACCTGACTACTGAACAGTTGGAGAAACTAAAGTCAGAAGCGCCTACTTTTTGGGCTAAATTAGATGGCGATGTGAGAGATTATCTTGATAAGATTATCGAGGGGGAGGAACGTATTGAGGAAATCCATAATCAGATAAACGAGCAGCTTACACAGACTACATTCGATGGTGTGTACAGTAATTTCATAGATACCCTTATGGACATGAAAGCATCGTCCAAAGATGCAGCCGAAGACATTTCGGAATACTTCATGCAAGCTATGCTCTCCGAGCAGATAGGAACACTTTATCAGGACAAGCTAAAGAAGTGGTATGAGAAGTTTGCAAAGGGTATGGAGGATGGTTCTTTGACGGAATCCGAAAGAAATGCATTGAACAGCGAGTATATGGGTTACATTGAAGAAGCGATGAAGCTTCGTGACGAGCTTGCCGCAGCCACCGGATATGACAAGATTTCGCAAGAATCAACATCCCAGTCTTCAACTTCCAGAGGGTTCGGTACTGAAATGACACATGAAGATGCAGGAGAATTAAGCGGTAGGTTTACTGCTCTGCAGATAGCAGGAGAAGAGATAAAGAATCAAAATATCATTCAATCTCAATCGCTTAATTTACTAACAGTAAAAGCTGATGCTCTACTTTCCATAAATACGGAAACAAGGAATATCGCTGATGATACGCGAGATTTGATAGCACAATCTTATCTTGAATTAGTACAGATTTCGGAAAATACAGGAGCTATTGTAAAACCAATCATTCAAATTCAGAAAGATATGGCAGAAGTGAAAAACAATACATCTAAATTATAAACTATGTCAGATTTATTGATAAATACCCAAGACGCCTACACAACATGGGGGGTAAGAATAGGAGAGGGCTTTCTTGATGTACTTGGTGCATCATCACCCATGAAAGAATTTATAGAGAATAAGTCCCGGTTAGAACATGGAAAACGTGTGATAATCAATAATCCTAAAGTCGATGAGAGGGAAATAACACTTTCTTTTACAATTGAAGGAAATTCCCAGTCCGATTATCAATTAAAGAAAAAAGCTTTCTTCGATGAGCTTTATAAAGGCAAGATTGATATTCAAGTTCCGGCTAATAGTAGCGAAGTTTACCATCTTATTTATACTGGCAAGAGTGTCACTTACGCACAGAGTTTAGACCGAACTTTCGGAAAAATTTCAGCCAAGTTCAACGAACCGAATCCGGCAAACAGAAATTAAATTCCAACAATAGAGAGATTGTTGCGTATATGAGTGCTCAAAATTGGGCACTCTTTTTTTTATCTCCGAACTTTGAAGACGTGGAACAAATCGACATCAAAGACATATCCGGTGCTATCCTGCTTACTACCCTTCCCAATGAAGGCTGCAAGCGTAAGTTTACTCTTATGAAGGAGGACTACATCACGTTAAAGTTCTCCTTGGAGAGTCCTATATTCTTCAAACTTGGTTCATACGTGGAGTGCGACTTCGGGCTGTTCGAGGTGTGCGACTTGCAGAAGCCGGTATTCAACACCGATAACGCAGGCTACGACTATGAGTTGCAGCTTGACGCCCACTACTGGAAATGGAAAAACAAAATCTTTAAATATACCCCCGAAGTGGCCGGGCAGGAAGCGTCCTGGAATCTCACCGCTTCACTTGATGTTCAAGCCGGTATAGTCCTTAGAAATTTAAAAGCTCTTGGTTACAAATACAAAGGACAAGATTTTGTTTTCTCCATTGACAGCACTGTAGAGAATAAGGCGCTACTGATGACTTATGACAACATCAACATCCTTGACGCCTGCTTCTCTATGGCAAAGAAATGGGATTGCGAATGCTGGGTGACTGAAAACATCATCCATTTCGGACGTTGTGAGTCTGGCGATGCGGTGGATTTCGAGATTGGGAAAAACGTGCAGGAAATGCCACGATCAGAATCCCGGTCCACCTACGCCACCCGTATCTATGCTTTCGGCTCAACAAAGAATATCCCATCTGACTACCGCCCCGTTGATGAGACTGTAGTGCTGAACGGCGTGGTGCAAAAACGCTTAATGTTGCCCGAAGGAACTCCGTATATAGACGCTTATCCCGATATGACCACCGAGGAAGCCATTGAACAAGTGGTTATCTTCGATGATGTCTATCCCCGAAGGGTCGGCACGATGTCGGACATTACCATCAAGGAATACACTGACAAAATAGAAAATGCCGACGGGACTACCACTGAAAAGAAGTGGAATGCCTACCGCTTCAAGGATACTGGCATTACCTTCTCAAAGGACTATATCCTTCCCGGCAAGGAATTGAAAATCACTTTCCAATCCGGCAAGTTGAATGGTATGGAATTCGCTGTGACATTCGACCCTGAGGGAAAGCCGGAGAAACTGGGGAATGGTGGCTGGAACCCTGAGGCACAGCTTTGGGAGATAGTCAGGAATGAGGACTACGGCAGACCGCTTCCAGATGGAGCGCTTATCCCCGAAAATGGTGATACTTACATCTTATCAGGCTGGAATTCCATGAAGATAACTGAAATGGGGCTGGTAGCAGAAGCACAGTTGGAATTAAAGGACAAAGCCGATAAGTACGTTGCCAAGTCTAAGATAGACCCTTCTACATATAACTGTAAGATGATGTCGGATGTCGCATACAGTGAGGACGGCATTCACAACCTCTACAGCATCGGTCAAAAGGTCAACCTTATCAACAAGGCCTATTTCGAGAACGGAAGGCAGTCAAGGATTATCGGATTTGAATTCAATCTTGACCTGCCTTATGATTCCCCTATATATACTGTCGGGGAAACCGCTGCCTATTCCCGTATTGGGGAGCTGGAGGAGAAGGTTGAGAGCCTTACTCTGAAGGGACAGACCTATACGGGCAGCGGTAGTAGTGGCGTGTATGTGATAAGAAGGAATGACTCTACACCGGCCACGGATAATAACGTGTTTTCGGCTTTGCGTTCCTTGGCTATGTTCCTTCGAAAAGACCAGGCTGACGGCACTCCCTTCCCCATAACCTTCGGAGATTGGGTCAAGTTCGGCGAGTTCATCACTGGTATTTCCGGAGGGTGCATCGACAAGAATGGCATCCTTGAAATGGAAGAGGGCATATTCCGCAAACGTGTGTTTGTTCCGGAGATTGCCTATAACCGTGTGACCTATTTCAAAGGCAGGATGTGCGCCTCTCCCGGAGGTGGATGTACGGTCAAGGAATGGAGCGACAACGGTGACGGTAGCTATACGATTACACCCGATTTGACGGATGCCGATGGACTGAGCCAGTTTGTCGATGACATTCTGACCACCTACTTCGTCACCAAGTCACCTGAAGGCAAGTTGCAGGGGTTCGAGGAGATGAAGTTCCGGGTGACTTCCGCCGATTACACTGCCAAGACATTCGTCATGACGCCGAAGCCAGGTACTGACTGGAAGCCTGGGGAATCTATGGTACTTGCCCAGACGGGTAACTTTACAGATGAGGATAGGCAGACGTACATCCTGATTGATACGGTTAACGGCAACAACTGTATTACTTTCTTCGACCACGCTAATACATGGGATGTCGAGCCTGCACAAGAGATGTCGTGGATTGGCAAGAAGAAAGGCCGTACCGTACATGGCATTCCGGCTGACAACTACTCGGCAGTTTTTCGCCACGTCATCATGTCCGGCAAGATATTCCAGGTGGATGACATCACCGGCGAGGCTTTCCGGGTGCCGCTATTCAAGGGGACGTGGAAAAAGGGTGAGAAGTATGCCTATTACGATGAGGTGACGCATAACGGCAGCTCCTGGATATGTGTCAATGAGAAAGGCACGTCTACAGAACCGGCAGACGGCAATGCTGATTGGTTGAAATATGCGGCCAAGGGAGAAAGCGGCAAGGGTATCAAGTCTACCGATGTGGAATACGCGATATCGGTGTCGAATGTCATTGCCCCGGTGGACGGTTGGCAGACTACCTCCCCTGAATGGGAAGCCGGCAAGTATATCTGGTCCCGGACGAAGATTGTCTATTCTGATGACGAAGTCAAGTACACCCAAGCGGCTTGTATCAGTGGTGGGCAGGGAGCTGACGGCAAGGGCATCAAGTCCATCACGGAGGAATACTACCTTTCCTCTTCATCGGCCACCACAACCGGAGGCGAGTGGCAGACAGACTCTCCGGCGTGGAAAAACGGCTGGTATATCTGGACCCGGACAAGGATAGTCTTCACTGACGATACTTCCACCACAACGAACGCCATCTGTGTGACTGGCAGCAAGGGTGCAGACGGTACAAGCATTACCAATTGCGGTGAATGGGAAACCGGAAAGCATATACCTTACATGGGTATTACCAAGATGGCCGGACGTGTGTTTTTATGTGTCGCTCCTGATGGTACCGACAATCCTCCGATGTGGACTCAGACGACCAATGAGGGGCGCCGTATCCTGCAGACCCAGAACGGCGGCAAGTCCTACGGTTATACCATTACCGGGGACTTGAATACCGCTGAGTATGAGCTGCTGGTGGAGAACGGCCAGGACGGGCGTGACGGTAGGGATTATGAATGGATTTTTAAGCATACTGCGGAAAATATCGCTCCGGCAACCCCTGCCACATCACAGGTGGATGACTATGTGCCGTCCGGCTGGCATGATGACCCGATTGGGGTGAGCGAGAGCCTGCCATACGAGTGGGCTTGCTGCCGAACTAAGAAGGACGGTGTATGGAGCGCGTTCAGTCCGGCCGCCATCTGGGCCAAATGGGGCTTTGACGGTGAGTCGGCCATTGTAGCCGATTTCGACAATGAGATGGAGAGTGTGGCGTTGACATACGAGGGAAAGACTGTTTCGCAATCCGTGCTCAATACAACCGTCGGCATGTGGTATGGTACGAAGAAGCTACAGCTCAAGTCCATCTCATGCGTGACGCCTGCCGGTGTCACGGAAAGCTACAATGTCAATACGGGTGTGATAGCGTTTACCGTGGCTTCCGGCATTTCGATGCCTGCACGCTCAGAGGTCAGGATAACCGTTACGGCTACGGTACAGGATACGGATATAAGCCGTGAGCTGGTGTTCACCATTGCCGGTGTACGTGCCGGTAATCCGGGCAGTGATGCGATACTCTATAGGCTGGTGCCTTCCGTATCTTCAGTAAGCAAGCGGAAGGATGGTACCTACAGTGTGGCAAGCGTGTCATGCACACGCACCAAGTCTGTAGGCGGTACCACTTCCATCACGACTGACGGTGTGCTGAAATACAGTAAGGACGGTGGTTCGGAGGTCGAGATACAGAACGGCACGGCCATTTCCCCGAAGAACTTCACGACGCAGCTGCAGTTCGTGTTCTACGTGGGTGGGCAGGTCGTGGACCGGGAAACTATACCCATGGTTGTGGACGGCAACGACGGTAATCCAGGAAAACCTGGCGGTGACGGCGAATCCGTCAAGGCTGGCGGTGAGTGGCGCACGGCTAATACTCCATACAAAAAGCTCACCATCTGTACGATGGGGAGTCGCTCCTGGCTCTCAAAGGTTGACACTTCGAATCCACCTCTATGGACTCAGACAACTCATGACGGGAGGCGAATCACTCAGACCCAGAACGGCGGCAAGTCCTACGGTTATATTATTACCGAAGAAGTGAACACCGACGAATGGGAACAACTGACATCAGACGGCGGCATGGTCTATCTCATCAGTACATGCAGCAATATACGGGTGAGCAATGCCGGTTCGCTTGTTCCTTCAGCTTTCCGCGTCTATGCCAAGCGGACGCTTGGTAGCGCCACATTGACTTATCCGGACGGATATCTGACCGCACGGGGGTACAGCAACGGGATATGGAGCGCCATCGCAGGGCCTTCGAGGGCTTCCGAGATTACGGTCAACGCTTCTGCAGGGTATTCAACGTTTTCAGTCCGCTGTTACCAGAGCCAGGCTGACGCTTCGGCATGGAATGACAGTTTCATTGCGGAGATATCAGTGGGTGTCAGCTATGACGGAGCAAGCGGACGAGACGCCAGCGAGCCGCGTCCGAGAGGTTTTTTCGCCAAAGGCAACACATATGTCTGGAATGAAGATTACCATGACATCGTACTGGCCACATTCAACAATCGAACCATTCCGTTTCGGGTACGGGCTTACGGTACGTCGGTCACTGTCGCACCCACCTCGATAGACGGTGATGCGAATTGGGAGGCGGCACAGCAGTTTATGTTTGTAGCTATGGATATGGCTTTAGCGAGAAAAATACGTGCTGATGAAATCCTTGTGGATGATTTGGTGGTACAGAACGTATTGGCAAGGGATAAGAATGGAAATGTCACTTGTAGCATTGATGGTGAGACTGGAGAAGTCAATGTTCAAGGAAAAATTACAGCGACAGCGGCATTCATAAAGATACATGGGTTTAGTTCCAATGAAGGCTACTTTTACCTGAACCCCAATTTTGGTTCGGATTTTGGCAATGGGCGTCCCAGTAGAATAGGCCAAAGTGAATACATGCTTCCCAGCTCTGCCCAATGTGTGGGTATGAAAATATCCTTGATCATATATAATAATTCTTCAGGGAGCACATATGGCTATGTGTCAGTTGTGACATCGGACGGATTTAATGATATGGAGTTGGTTGACGGTCAATACCATTATTGCAATAAAGCTCATATCACAGAGCCTGGTGTTTATGAATTCATATCATTGGGAGGAGTCTGGATTTCAACCAATAAAAATGGCATTTCGTATTCGTATGCTGATTTGGGTGACCATGATTACGAAAACCCGGTTAATTAACAAACTAATATAAATGGAAAGATGTATGAAAGTTTTTTATGAAAGCAAGTTAGCGAAATGGCTGCTGTGGCAGGGTTACAGCACCATCACATTGGGATGCTTCGTCTTCACCAAGAAAAGCAAGGAGGAGATGAAGCAGAGTACACTTAACCATGAGGCGATTCATGTGCGCCAATGGGAAGAATGTATGATTGCTTCGGCTGTGCTGCTGACGGTAATCATGCTGTTTACCGGATTCAACTTATGGGTATATCTACTTTGCCCGTTGTGGTTCTACCTTCAGTATGGGTTGGAGTATGCGATTTCATACGTTTATCACTTATGCCGTAACCGGTGTTGGATAAATGTAGGTGATAAGGCTTACGGCAATTCCGCGTTTGAGATGGAAGCGGAAGCTAACGAAGAGGTAGACGGTTATCTGGATGTGAGAACTCCTTTTGAGTTCTTCAGATATTACGGAAAAATTTGATTTATAATTTACAAAACGAGTTAATTATTAAAATGTTAAATCGGGTAATATTTCCATCCGGAAATTATGCCCCTTAAATGTATTAAGTATGGCAGAGAAGCAAGATATTAGGGAAGACCAGATGAATCTAGTCAGTGGCGTAGACTATGTGAGAGGGCTGAGAGGCAATGACAGCGTGCTGATTGCTCTTAATAATCTGTTTGCTAATTATGGAATTGTCAGGGAGAATAAAAGATTTGATGCTGGAGAAGAAAAGGAAATCAACTTTAAAAATGGCGGTATAGTAATAATAAGAGTTAGCAGCCATAGCCATTCTATAGGAATGGCAGTCATAAATAGTGATTTAAGTGCTAATGTTCTGTCCGAATTACCAAACGGAAACTTTGGCGGCAAAGTAGAGGGTAAAATATGTATATATAGAAAAGAAAGTAATGGAAATCTGTATATATACAATGGAGCAGCAATTGCACATAACATAAATGCATGTTTTATTTCAGTTACCTAAATGTTTATTTTGCTTATTGTTTATATAGAATAAATTGACACCGTTATTTCCAAGCATGCTTCTTGCCCCTTAAATGTAAGAATATGGCAGATAAGCAAGATATTAGAGAGAATGCGATGAGTGGTGGAACACCTACAAGATTACGTGGACTGGCGGCAAACGGCAACAGTATATCACCAACATTGGAAGAGGTAATGAACGCAATGGGAATATATACCTATAGCTTTACATTGGCGGCAAAAGAGGAAAAAGACCTTGGCGACTTGGGGTACGGTATGTATTTGCTTGCATCCCCCAACAATGCAGCAACTGCTATATTTGCTTTTGGTTCCTATTCAAAAGGTTTTGTGTCAGATGCAGGTTCAAATTTTTACTGTGATTATACAGATGGGACTAAAGGTGTTGCTTTCGGTCGAAAAACGACAAATGGTAGCTTTTTTATCAAAAACAACAGAAGCACTGAAACATACATAGTTTTAAAAAGGATTGGTACCTTATGATAGTGGTTCTGCAAGCCATGTGGATTTTCATTCTGGTTATGCCCGTTCCGGCCATCTCGGTCAGAACGGGCAGAATACTTCTTGTCAATGCAGTCCATTCATGGGGTAGACTGCATAAAACCTAAACACTTAACTGGAATAATTGGCGGCATTACCCACCAAAAGCATCCGATCTTCACAGACCGAGAATACTTTCATTATTCCAAAGAATAAAATAGTATTAGTTAAGTAGTATATCGGCTAACTATACAAAGTTACAGTATTTAGTCGGAAACAGCAACCATCTAAGTAAAAACATCCCGATACTTCACAGACCGGGATGCAATGCCAAACAAAGAGAGTTTCCGAATGAAAATCAATATGAACAAAATGTCTTTAAACCTTAATGCAACTAATACCTATTGTCTAACCATAACAACTACAAGTTACTGATAACTTTTAAGACATAAACCATAGTACAAAATTGATACCAGAATGATTGCGCAACAATATTGCATTCATTTTCATTAATATAAGGCAAAATCCTCTTTTAACAATACTGTGGAATATTGTGGAGTGCTCCACGGTATTGTGGAATAATTCCACAGTTTTAAGTAAGAGTTACTGACTTCCATTCGCTCCAATTCCCATTCCAGCATCGTCTTACATACATTCCTATCATATTTTCTGGGACAGCTATTTGATACAAAAACACTCCTTCTGTTATATATTTTGCTCTATGATTTGAGTATATGCCAAAAATAGTATCTGATGAAATGGGTGGATGATTAATAGTATCAGCGTTAAACATGCCAGAAATTCCATAATCTGTTTCGTTATTCAAATCTGCAGCATATCCTTTACCGAAAGTTTCTGCCACCTCTTGAATTGTCGGTGATATACTGTTGCCGTTTGCCGCCAGTCCACGCAGCCGTGCCGGAGTTCCACCACTCATCGTATTTTCTCTAATATCTTGCTTCTCTGCC